TAAGAACGAAAGTACCGGCATCAGATACACCAGAGTTTTGGTAAGGATTGGTGGTGCTGCTACCGAAGCCGGGAGCAAAGTTGGGCTGATCATAGCCGCCGCCAGAAACGCCAGCTGCCTCACCCTGCTGCCACCAGAAAAGATTGGATACATCGATAGCACCAGCTTCAGCAAAGAGACCAGAGCCATCGATGAAGGAGCCAGTAGTCTGTCCAACAGCATCGTGTCCACCAAAAGCATGGATAGCGTTGGGAAGAGCATCGACCGCATCAGTGTAGTTGAAGGGCTGAGCACCGAGAAGCCTGTAGAGAAGCTGGTTGCAGTCGAGAGAAGAACAGTAGTCAACGTTCTGATCGGGCTGGACAACCCAAATAAGCTCCTTAACGGGGTGGTTAAAGTTGAGCTTGATCTTGTTGGAAGAAGAACCGACAGACTCATCACCAGTGAACTGGAGCTGCTCAATAAGGTACTCATGGGGGTTCTGAGCCATGCGTCTGCGCTCATCGGTATCCAAGAAGACGTAGTCGACGTAGAGAGAGGCAGCGACCAGAGACTGGTTGTAGGCGGTGTTGACGCGTCCACCATTGTTACCGGAAGTATTGGTAGGAGTAGCGCAGCTGAGAGAACCGACAGCCCACAAGCACTCATCAATGGGACGAATATCGAGGTTAATCTTGACTTCGTGATACTGAAGAGCGATGAGGGGAAGAGCAAGACCGGGGTTACGGCAGTACCAGAACTGGAAGGGAATGTAGAGAGTAGTCTCGGGCAGAGCATTGCGGGGAGCGCAAACCTGACGAGGGGCGTTTGCCTGACAAGGACCATCGATGGCATTGAAAGAGGGATCGGTGATAAAAGTCAACTCGGTGGTATTGCCGACCATAGCATGGTAACCAGGGCGCTGGTCATTGGGAAGAGTAAGGTTGTTCCAGATATGCATCCAGTCACCATACTGGCGATCAATGCGCTGACCACCGATCTCAACCTCAACCTGGGAAATCAACTGCTCACCGGGGAAATCGAGCCAACGAGCATAAACACCATCCTGGGCGGATCCCTTCATGGATTGGTTAATCTCGGGGAGAGTAACCTGAAGGTAGGTGCGGTAAGCCAAATCACCATTACGAGAAATGGTGCAGGTTACACGACGACCAAAATCGGCTTGACCGTTAAAAGTCTGCTCGATAGACTCCATCGCAAAGTTGGTGTGACGTTTGTAAGACACCTTCCAAAAGGTAATCTGAGGGTTGCCCGTAAGATAGACATCTTGGGCGCCGTAAGCTACAAGTTGCATAAGACCTCCTGCCATTTTTGTTTATTATAATATTGCTAAAGAAAAAAATTTTACAAAAAAACTTAATTAACATTTATAAATTAATAATTAATAATAGTAACATAACTATTAATAATTATTATAATCGACTAGTTGATATTTCTCCTAAAGCGATAAGAGGTCGAGTCAATTTACGAAATAATGTTATTCATGTTTGATTTCAAAAAATGTACTAAATATTCATCGGAGTATATCTCGGTCTGTTTTTCATGCTTTCTCCTAAAAACATACTCGTCGTTCTTTTTTCTTATACTCCACCCATTTTCTAAAGTATTCGTCAAAAATATCATCAAGTATATATCATTTTTTTGTTCAATGTTTATATCTAATTTGCCCTTATCTAATAGACTCTTTAATGTATGAATACCTTCTCTTAATGGTATTATATCTTCCTTTCTTTTCATTGTTTCTAAATTATATGGAGCCTTAACTTGCGGATGTCCTGCTCCCGTCCCTGCCCCCGTCCCATTCGTAGTATTGCTGTATATTTTATGAATAATGCGTTTGTTTAAATAGTCCTCTGTTATAATCTCCGTTGTTGAATCTTCTAATTTTTTTAAATAAAAAATTGTTTTCCTTTTTTTAATAGCCATATTTTTCTCTAAACAGTTCATAATAAATTTCATTTTATAGTATGTCTCTCTCTTAATATTTGCAATATCCAACGACTCTATGTTTATATTCGTAGTTAAAAGATTTGAACCGGTATTGATATCATGTGTTTTATCATTTTTAGCACATGTGTCTAAATTATTTGATAACATTATTTTATTTTTATAGAGAAAACATTAATGCATTCCTAACATTATTCGTATTTACTATTTACTATTTACTATTTTGCAAAACTTCCTAAACTCTTTGAACTCCTTGAAATCCTTGAAATCCTTGAACTTTACAACTCTAATATTTATATTATTTATCCTGCAATTTGATGTTCCTTCGATAGTATTGCATCATGAAGCAAAGAAAGTGTCTTGTTTTCACTAGAAAAATAACTCGGATAAAGAATACTCCAGTCTAGTGTATCATCAAATAAGCTCAACTTTGTATATACGTAACCCAAAAATGCACTACAAAAAAATCTCGACGTCTTCTGAGGATGACGGTCCTTTTTACAGTAAGCTTCTATCCAATCTGTAACAACAATATCATATGGTTTATCATATACAACTTTATGTATTTCTTTCAACTTTTCATTATTGAATATTTTCTCGTACTCTTCCGTGTCTTTGAATTCGATTCTGCGAACATATATTTTTCCACTATATGTCGAAATAAAGTGCTCGTAGGGAATAAATTGAACTCCGAATTTTTTTGTATTATCTTCCGGGTCGGGAATATCTGAAATACCCGATGTCCAAACATATGTGCCTTTTAATGGAACGTCTGTAAATTCGGGGTCTACTACAATCATACCAACGTGTGAAAAGTCGCTCTTTGTCATAAATTTTATAAACCAACTAAATAACCCCCATGATTTGTATTCAAGATTGTCGCATAAAAGAATATCGCCGGTTTTTAATTCGCTGCTGTGTTCGCTCATTGGTTCACTCATTGGTTCACTCATTGTATTTTACTTTATTTACTTTATTTACTTTATTTACTTTATTTACTTTATTTACTTTATTTACTTTATTTACTTTATTTGCTTTATATTATATCGTAAAATATAAAATACTAAAATAGCTTAAAATACTAAAATAGCTTAAAATACTAAAATAGATATAATTATTAATTATTATATATTAAAAAAGTTATACTTATAACAATATAGTAAATATATAAATATAGATATATAGATGCCATCCTTTAAACATAAAACAAATAAAAAAATTTTTGTAGACAAGAAACGAATCATGACGCTAGATAGTGTTCATCGCGAATTACAGTGCGAATTTAACACGATTAATAGCGAAGTGTTACCTACATTAATTCGTAGAAAAAACGAAATAATGAAACAATTAAATGACCCTGAAATTATATTGGAGGTGAATGATAAAATACAGTTACAAGATTCTCTATATGATATTAAAGAGGAAATATATAAAAATAAGAAAAAGATTAAAGATTATTACTTGAACAACAGCAGATTTATTTTCGATTATTTTGAAAACAAAAAGGAAATTACAAATGGTACAAATAAAACAAAGATTCTTAACTCTTTTTTCAAAGTAAATGATACGACATTTGATGAAAATGCATTGACGCGTGCGAATGACAATAATGTTCAGAAGTTTTTTACAAATCTTGACCAGACATTTATTAATATAAACGACTATACGTATGCCACTGATATATGTCAGTCGTGTAACAAGGGTGAGATGATTCCCGTCGAACATGAGGGGATTATGGTATGCAATGTTTGTGCAAAACAAATTACTTATCTTATTGAAAATGAGAAGCCGTCTTATAAAGAACCGCCGAAGGAAGCGTGTTTTTATGCGTATAAAAGAATCAATCATTTTAAAGAAATTCTTGCCCAGTTTCAGGCAAAAGAAACTACGCAAATCCCGGAAGAAGTTCTCGAAAATATCAAGCAACAACTTCATAAGGAGCGTATCCCTCTTTCAAAATTTACGAATTCGAAAGCGAAAGAGGTGCTTAAAAAATTGGGATATAATAAATATTACGAGCATATTCCCTTTATTAAAGACAAACTTGGTATTAAACCGCCGATTATGACACCGGAGTTAGAAGAGACGTTGTGTAATCTTTTTATGGAGATACAGGGACCGTATGCGAAATTTTGCCCGGATGACCGTGTGAATTTTTTGAATTATTATTATACGGTTTATAAACTGTGTGAACTTCTGGAGAAGACCGAATTTCTTTCTTATTTTCCGATGTTGAAAGATAAAGAGAAGAGGATAGAACAGGATGATATATGGAAGAAAATTTGCGAGGAGTTGAACTGGGTGTTTATTCCTACGCAGTAGGTTGTTGTTGTGGTGGTGGTTGTTGTTGTTCATCATTAGATACTTCTTCTTATGTTGAAATAGGATTACTGGTGGCTGTTATCATTAACTTCGGGTGCAATATGTTGTGGTGGTTGTTGTTGTAGTAATAGACCTAAAACAGCTAACAGTTTTACTTGATAAACTTGGGCTATTTTTTCTTTCATTTTCATATTTACAGTATTAAAAAAACTACTATTAGTATTAGAATTTATAGGAAACGTATATTTTTTTTCTGTTTGACTTGTTTGTACAATCGTAAAAGGCTGAGGATTACCTTTCATTATTTCGTAATTATTAAAAGTGGTTGGATTATCACCCGAAGAATATGTAATACCACCATCATCACTCTTATCAGTATTTGCACTGATACTGCCTAAAACTAATGGTTGATAACCAGTACCTAAATTAAAATCAATACCATATGATTTAGAATTTTCTTCTTTAAATAAACGAAAATTATATTTTTTTACTCTTACTACAAATTTTACTTCAAAATTTTTACCATCTTTACTCATTTTTAGAGTAAAATTATATATATCTGGTGTTTTTGGAATAAAATCATATTTAACTAATTGTGTATTATTACTCTGATGATTAACAATTTGAACAGCAGAATCAAGAATATCTTTCATGGTTTTATCATCTTTCATGGTTTTATCATCTTTACTTGCTTCAGAAATTGTATCTCCATCTAGTTGTAAACTAACAGTAAAAGTACCTTTTTGTAAACTACCAAAAAGATTTTTAAACTTACTAAAACGGTCGCTTGTTGTATATTCCAATTCAACCTCATTATTTGCTAAATCTAAAACCACAATTTCCTCCCCACCCCTCATAACCCTCTTATTTTTTCTAAGTTTGTGAGAATGTTTGCGATGCGTATTTTTACGCTTATATTGCCTAAATTGTTTTTTTGTATTTCTCTTAAGTTTAAAACGTTTTGTGCGTTTGGCGCATTTTGTACGTTTTCCACGCCTACTTAACTTCATTATAAAATAACAAAATATTTTTATTATTTTACTATTTTACTATTTTATTAGACTTACTTTCTTCCTTTTCTTCGTTTCACTGCAGTTTTTCTTCGTTTCATCGTATTTCTTATTCTTCTATTTCGTCGCTTTTTTACTTTAAACTTTCGGCGAGTTTTGCCGCCGCTGCTGGGTGTAGGGGTTGATATTGAACTTGCCTTTTGTTTAAATATACATCTAAAACAAGGGTGTTTTCCACCTATTTCTCGTTTTAATATTTTTAGCTCTGGATTTCTCGTAACAAAATTTGAAATAGACATATATTCTCTTGGATTCAAATCATCATAAACCTTTACGTCAAGAAAATCATAATCTTCTTTAAAAAGATGATACTGATCGCTATAAACATCAGGACTTTCTAATTTGTACCAACATGAAAAATCAGTATTTTGAAAAATTCTGCCTTTACTCATTAAATTGGGTAAAAGACTTGCTTGACTATTTTTTTCACGATTAACAAAAACTGTTTTAAAAGAATGTAACGGTGGTGCTTTTCTTATTATATTAGGACTATATAGATAAGAAATAGTAACATTATTTTTTTTACTGCGAAAATGGTCAAACTTACGTTTATCATCACGTGGTTTAACATCATCATCTTTTATACATGTATGATATGTGATATCACTTACTTCAACATAATAAACAAATAATGTATCTCCAGGTTTTGGCTCTGTTCCATCCCAATCATATTCATTTTCGCCATCATGTGAAATAATTATTCGCGCAAGTCTTACTTTTACGTCGTCTGGATCTCGTAGGTAAGGTGATGGAGTTCTGGCTCTGCCACTACTCGCACTACCATCACTACCCTCACCATTACTACCCCGACTCATAATAATATTTATATAATTTAAAGAATAACCTTCTATAAAGTAAGTAACGATTATTTATTATTTACATAATAAAATATAAATAGTAAATATTATCCACATAGTTTCTAAATAAACGCTTTAATTTAAAAATTTAAAATTTTAAATCATCAAGTGTTTAAAGTTTAAGAGGGGTGGGGAAACCAACAAGGTTAGCACCAATACCGAAACCAGCACCTGTTCTAGCAGAAACAGCTAAAGTGGGGACATAAACATCCAAAATGGCGAAGGTGGCGGCTGCTACAAGAGAAATCAACGCAATTTCGTCTAATTTAAGAGAGCGAGATGGTATAGAGTAAGCAACTATCGCGACACAAAGACCTTCGATAATATACTTAATAAAGCGCTTAAAAAGCTCACTAAAGTCAAGTGTTCCGTACATTATAAATATAATGTAGAAAAAAATATTAGTTTATTAGTTTATTAGTTTATTAAAATTAATAAATGTATAAATTAATAAATGGTAAACTTACTTAAAATAATTATTTAATTATATAATATAATGTCCGAAACAAATAGTTTGCCAAAGGGAGTTACTCCTAAATATTTACCCGATGGAAAAGAAAATCCTAAATATGTCGATTTATTGGAAGAAGATAAACCAATCGCCGGTCAAAAATTCGTATGTCTTTCATTCGTTTCCCCGGAGCATATTATCAAACAAAAGGAGCAGTTTTTGTTCGAAGAGTTTGTGAAGCAGTGGGACTACAAAAAGTCAATGGAAAAATTTACCCAGTTTCTCAACTTTGTATCATTTAAGTATTCTCTTTCTTTCGATAAACTTACTGCAGACTTCCAGGAGTTTACAAAGGAAGAAGGCGAGGCGATTCGCGCAACATCGGCAACGCTAATTAGCGACGACTATAAAACATTTTTGGATAATAACGAAGACGAACTTGAGCAGAAATTCGGCGAAAAACACGGATTCCAAACATCTACGAGAGGCATCAAAGTGCGCGGCGTTTTTGCTACACAAGGCGAGGCAGAACTTCGCTGTAAATTGTTGCGCGAGGTAGACCCCAATCACGATATTTATGTAGGGCAAGTTGGTATGTGGGTTCCTTTTCATCCGGAGGCATACAAGACGGGACGTGTCGAGTACATGGAGGAGACTCTCAATCAACTTATGTCCGATAAAAAGAAGAATGAAGAGACTGCAAAACAGGAATTTGATAAACGTGTGCGCGAGGCTAGGCAGAAGGCAATCGAAGAGAATATGAAGAAGGCGGAGGAGTCTGGCAATAAACTTACTCAGACCATTAATGCAGATGGGGAGTTGGTTGGTATTTCAAATGCTGCGAACTTTGATGGCTTAGATGAGGATTCAACGATTGATGATATTAAGAAGAGCATGTTTGAAGCCGAGAATGTTGTTCTTGATAAGAACAGCGACCATGGTTTGTCGAAACTGACACATTTTGAGAATTAAGATGGAAACCGACGTAAAATAATCGAAATAAACAAAATAAACAAAATAAACGTTTTACCTATTAAATATTATATGTTAAATATTATATGTCACTAATATATAATATTTGCTTTTTAATTGGCATGAATAAAAAGGTAAAACAATATGTAGTAAGTAATTATTTCAAATCATTTAATAGTGGTAATGTATTTATTAACTTGGTTTGTTTATTATTCATTATAGCTGCTATTATTATATGCATGTATTTTTTATATAGGGCGATATCGAATGCATTATATATGTATAGGTTAAAAACCGATTTTTATAAATTACAGGATATGGGAATAAATGTTAAAAATTATAATATTTTATATTTTGAAGAGTTTAAAAAAAAACATATAATGAATTTTTCAAAATTAAAAAATACGAAACATACTGAATTTAAAAATAAAAACGCAATTGGTATGATTACTGACAAATATGTAGTTTTAGATTTTGATAATAAGAAAGGGGTCGCAAGTGCAGATTTTTTAATTGATAAAATTCCAAAAGATACAGTTTGTGAAAAAACCCCCAATGGATATCATTACTATTTTGAGAATGATACAGGAAAACCAGTATATACTTGTATACAACTAGTTATTGATAATGTAAAATATTCTGTAGATGTATTAGGTGTTGATAATCTTATAATAACATCTCCTACAAAAATAAATGGAAAAGATTACTATTGGATAAATAGTATTTTTACGCATACTCCTGCAAAGTTATCAGATAATACGTGGATATTAGATTTATTAAAAGACCAGAAACCATTTCATCGTAAATTTAATAACGCCACTTTATCGTTAAATATCAAAAATGCCTTTATAATTATAGATAATTTAAGTATTGAAAATAATATTCGGTTTACACTTGGGATGATGAAAGAATATTCTGTAAAAATGAAATTGTTAAATGGTGTTATATACGTATATGATGACAATTACTATTTTTTAACAAGAGGTAGTTTTAGTAAATACAAAAATAAGAAATCTATGATAGAAAAACTAAAAAATGTTATTGACAAAATTAAACCATCGTGTATTATAGATTTATCTATTATAACTAGCAACTATTTTAAATCCGAACATATTTTTCATATGACATCATGTGTTATACATAATGATTTTAAAAATTATAAATACAATTCAGAGTTTCCTAACTATATTGAATGCGCTTACATATATAAAAAAACGAAATATATAATCGAAGATACTATTACCATAAATAATTCTAATAATTCTAATAATTCTAATAATTCTAATAATTCTAATACAAAATTAAATAACTTAATGTCGTGGGCTATATCAGATACATCAGAAACAAATAATGCTAGTAAAATATTCACAGGTCCGGAAAGTATTTATATAACATTTTTACTTTCAAATTATTTTAGTATACCGTGTGCAACATTAGGGGTTACTTATGATGAAAACGGTGGTTCAGAAGAATCTACTAAGTCTTTAAATCAGGCTTTACATAAAATTATAAATACTATGTTTTCGTTATTTTAAAATAACACAAAGTGATGCAAAATAATATAAATATATTTTATAATTTATAGTATAAAATATAAAGTATAAAAGTACAAAGTATAAAAAACAAAATGAATAAAGAAGAACAACAAGTCAACCGAGTAGAACAAATGAAAAAAATTCAAAGTGAGGCGCTAGAGTTATTTACCAAAAAAAATATTGATTATGGTGACGCATTTGCAAAATATGGAGTTATTGGAGTTTTAATGAGGATAGAAGATAAACTACAGCGTTCTATGTCTATAACAAAAAATGGAGTAAACTTAATAAGCGACGAAGGGATTAGAGATACACTAATTGATTTACATAACTACGCTGCAATGGCGCTAATGTTATTAGATGAATAGTAGAATAGTAGAATAGTCGAGTAACCAGTTTTTTCAATATTACTACCACTTATTTTTATTCACCTTGATTTTCGGACCTTGACCTTTACGTTTAATATTTGCAGGGTCGTATTGTTCTTCCTCATCATCCGAGTGAATATCTTTCGACATTTCCCAGAATTCTTTCGCCCCCAGTTTAAACGGACCATGTGTCTGTGCCTTATACCAAAATATCTGGTCATGTAACTTATTCGATTTCGCATTGTTATTAATTACTAAACATTCGTAGTTTTCAGTACACTGGTCCATCACTTGGCAAAAACTTTCAAATGTCGGAAACATACCAGCGTAATTCTCATAGATTCTTTTACGATTCCCAATATATGGCTCACGTAAAATAAAAACATAGTCAATATTTGTTCGCAAATTGGGCGGAATACCTAGAGGATACTGCATCGTAATTACCAACATGATTTTCCAGTGACGACCGTTCATAAAAAGTAAACGCATCATGACATCTTTGGTCCACTTGTTGTCGAAAAGACAGTCATCCAATACCACAAATGTTCGCGGGTCAATTGTGCTTCTTTTATACGACTCTATCTCTTTTTTCATCTGTTTTAATACGGCTTTTTGGCGTTTTAAAATATTTTCAATAATCGCTGTATTATAAGCATCGTGAATAAATAACTTGGGAACATGCTCTCCGAAAAAACCGTTCCCTGCTTCTGTGCCTGATATAACAGTACCGATAGGGATATCTTGATGATAATACATTAAGTCTTTTACTAAAAAACTTTTACCAGTATCACGACGTCCAATAAGAACAATAACAGGTCCTTTATTTTCATCGGGTCTAAAACTAATTGACCTCATATCAAATTTTGCTAATTCTAAACCTACACTCATTGTTTGTATGTTTTATATATATTTACTTATTTATACTATATATTAAAAAATATATAATTTACAAACGCATATAATTAGAAAACGCATATAATTAGAAAACGCATATAATTAGAAAACGCATATAATTTGAAAAAGCATATAATTTGAAAAGCACATTTAGTATTTATTCGCATATTTAGTATTTTTATTAGTTTAAAAAGTAATAAAAATATGTATTTAATTAATTAAGTAATCGACGATGGAGATTTGCGACGATGCCCCTGTTTTTGGAGAAAGTACATTTTCTTTAAACTACAGAAAACTCAACAATCGTGATTTTTTTGCTTCTTTAGAAGAATCGGAACTTGGTATTGTAAATAGTAAAAACTATATGCCTATTTACGAGAATTATTTTAATTTAAATGAGACAAACTATAATTCCATCAACTTGAACCAGCGTTTTTATGTATCCGCTTTATCGGGCGTCGTTGATAAAAATAATATACAGGCTGCTGTTGTGGATGCTTTTAAAAGCACTTCTGAATCTTTAACGATTCTTCATAAACCGATTTTTATTAAATTTTCTCCTTTGATTGATCCCGTTAAATATATGTTGGGAAAATATGAAAATTTAAATGTAAATGGCGATATTTTAGATATTCCGGTTCTATCGAAACTTGAGAGAAAGGGGCTATTAAAAGCAAATGATAAAAATAATGCAGCATATGTCGATGCTTTTTTTTCATATTTATCGAGTCAAGTTTTAAACTGTCACGACTTTATTCATGGTCTTAATTTCTATGGTTCTTTCAATGCTATTAAAAATGATTTTTATTATAATGTAATTGACGATATTGAGTGTTTGGATAAAAATCCTTATTTTAATAAGAATAAGAATATTCTTTTTGAAATCGAAGATATTGAATTTTCCGATGACGATGGCGATGACGGTGGCGATGACGGTGGCGATGATGACGAAGATAGTGGTCATTCAAATTATGCGCATAGACAAAAGAAAAATACAAGAAACAAAAAAGAAAAAATTACTATTGAGAAAAACGAAACGATAGACGAGTCAACTATAGTTGTTCATGATGAATTTGACAAAGTGAGCAATGAGTTGAATTCTATATTTAATACTTCTTCTGATAATATTGATAGTAAAGAATCCGAACCATCCGAACCATCCGAACTACCATGCGACGAGGATTTATTAACATTGAAGTTAGATGATATAGTAGCCGATAATGCAAACATAATTGAAGAAGTAGATGGTATTGTATTAAACAAGGATTGTCATTTTGGTAATGATAGTGATAGCAATGACTCCTTCACATCCGGCTCATGTTCTTCGCGGTCATCTTATACAAGTGATGATGGCTCTGGAAGTGATTGTGAAATTGATGATATTATTTGTCTTGATGACACTGTAAGTGGTGGCAAGGATGGCAAGGATGGCAAGGATGGCAAGGGCAAGAAACATGATAAAAAAAACTCAAAAAATCACTCTGATGCGTATTATAGCGAAGAAGGCAGTGCCGGCGAAAGCGGAGACAATAGCAACAGTGACGGCGAAGGAGAAGATGACGGCGACGATGACGGTGAAGAAGAAGATGACGGCGACGAGGATGAAGACAATTACGAAGATGATGAAACACTATGGGCAACAATTAAGAACTTCCCAGTGTCGGCGATTATGCTAGAGAAATGCGAAAATACGCTCGACTCTCTCATGATGCAAGAAAAGGAAATGACCGAGAATGAATGGAGGTCAGCACTTATGCAGGTTATTATGACGCTTATTACATATCAAAAACTGTTCGGATTTACTCACAATGACCTACATACAAACAACATCATGTACATCTATACTGAAAAGGAATACATATATTATCATTACAATAAGAAATATTACCGCGTTCCTACATATAATCGCGTTTTCAAGATTATTGACTTTGGTCGCGCGATTTATAAATATAAGTCCAAAACCATATGTAGCGACAGTTTCAGTATGACTGGTGATGCCGCAACACAATATAACTGCGAACCTTATTTTAACGACAAGAAGCCTCGTTTAGAACCGAATTACAGTTTTGATTTATGTCGACTAGGGTGTTCTATTTTTGATTATTTTATTGATGATATAAGCAATGTTGCGGCGATATGTAAAAAGGAGCCTTTGTCCAAGTTGATAGTGGAGTGGGTTACAGATGACCAGAATAGGAATATTTTGTATAAGGCGAATGGCGAGGAGCGTTATCCGGATTTTAAATTGTATAAGATGATTGCGCGAAGTGTGCATAACCATACACCGCAAGCGCAGTTGGCGAAACCAATTTTTGCCAGTTATGAGTTTCCTAAAAAAAAGGTTAAATCGTCGAACAGAATACTAAATATCGATAAAATGCCATCTTATATGGAGTAACTAATTTACAAGTATAAGTATAAGTATAAGTATAAGTATAAGTAATTATAATATTTATGATTACTTATAATATTATCAACTAGTGACGTTACTTTATATATCTAAAACCCTGGTGAATCAGTAAAAACATCGGGTTTACTGCCTAAAATAACGGGAGACTCATTGAATTGAGTAACAATAAAATGACCTAAAATATAGCAAACAAATACAATAACGGCATCTCGAAGGGCTGTCTTCATCGGTTTTGAGTCGGGTGCTTCATCTTCGCTTGGTTTTGAAATAAACCGTATTTCTATGAATTTTGCTAAAAGAAAGATACATGCAACAATTCCGGCAGAAACATACAAGTTGTCCATTTATTTTATAGTGGAATAATCTATTACGGGTTTTTACGAATAATACTTTATAAATACTTTATAAATACTTTATTACATCTTTATTACATCTTTAAAAATCATCAATCATCGGAATTTCTTCTATTTTTAAATCTATATTACTGTCGTTGTCTTCATCGTCGCTAGGGAATGGGTCAACACTTAATTCAACATTTTCGCCTATATTTAGCTTAACACTATCATCATCGCCGCCATCGCCATCACCATCATCGTCATCATCATCGTCATCATAATCATCATCATAATCTTTAGATGAATCATTGCGAGAATCACTAGATATATTTTCAATAGGTATTACCTGGTTATTGTCCATGTTAAAACTTACACCCGATGCTTCAGGTGTAGATGCAAAAGACGCTGCTTTTATTTTTGAAAGTGTTTCGGCTTCTTCGGCAAGTTGTTTTGCCGACATAGGTTCTGGCTGGGAAATATTGCCTGCAATAGGTTTCTCGATAATAGGTTCTTGCGAAATAATCTCCTCTCTTTCGTGAACTTCGGTAGCATTTTCGACAGTCTCACTCATATACAATTTTAATAGTTCTTCTACGGGAATTGTTTCACGAACTGTTTGTAAGATACATTCTTTAATAATAATCTCCAACTCTCTTGAATTTTTTTGAGACTTTAATGATGATATACCCATCTCAAATAAATATACATTTGTATATATTTTACGTGCGGCATTGATATACACGTGATGAACAAAGTCTTCTAAAGACGGAATATTTACATCCACCTTTTTCTGTTTTGTCCCAACGCGCATACATGACAACATCTTTAACTGAATGATATGCACACACGTTATAAGGTCAGAAATATATGTACAGTTGCTTTTATCTTTAATGCGAGAACATTCTTGTGAAATAATATTTGGATTCCACTTTGGAACCCTTGAAAGAAAGTTTTGGAATGTCATTAAATATTTTGTCTTCTCGTCATTCTCTACACACAATTTCCATGATTCTTCAAATATTGACTTAATACCATCTATAATGCAAGGCGTCAACACTGTAATTAATCGCGAACACCACTCATTGCGAGATTCTTGTAAGCTATTCAAAGAAAAGTCGTCCATTTACATAAATGAAATATTTTCTAAAGTGGATTCACTACGAAAAAGGAAAAAATTTAATATAAATAACATTAGTAATTTCTCATTTCTAAAATCCTTCTTTATCTTATTGAAAACAACCATAAATTCATATATTTTACTTTCTCCCAAAGAACTGTTACGAATAAAATTTATAATATCTAAACAACTATATCCCTTTTCATACAATTTTACACAAAGACCAATAAGTTCGTTCAGTGTATATTTTTTATCCAGTTTTATATCTTTTTTAAGATTTTCCATTTTCTTTTTTGTCGATTTTCCTAAATTGTATACTTCATCCAATGCATAACTATGTAAGTTTATTATTTTACCATTCACGATAGGTTCAGGTACATATATTTCACAAAACCTAGACAAAATCGGTTTTAATAATTTATACTTATCTTCAACAATTATAAAAAATCTAGTAGAATGGCTAAATAGTTCAATACATCTACGTAATGCTGATTGTGCATCTATTGTTAGTTTATCGGCATTTAATAAAATAATCGTTTTAAATATCTCGCCATCTTTTAAATTTATATTTGTTTTTGCAAAGAACTTTAACTCTTCTCTAATAAATTTTATACCTTTTCCGTGTGCACAATTTACTTCCATTACATAATTTTTTATCATTTCTTTGTCATTATGATAAATATCATGTATAAAATGATTTACAAGTGTATTTTTACCACATCCTGACACGCCATGGAAAATGATATTTGGAATTTTCTTTATTTCAGTAAAATATTTTAATTTATTTTTGATTTCGCCATGTATATCTAATTTTGGAATATTTTTATCATTTATTTTTTCCATATTTGTTTAATATTAAATATATATTCATTTATTTAATATTATTTATATATTTATTTACCGTTATCAATATTTGCCATAAGTTATGAATTACAATACATACATAGGATATTTTGTATCATTCTCCACCATAAGTTTTATCAACTCGTCGAATGATGTTTTTGGTTTCCACCCTAATACCGTTCTTGCTTTTGTGGAGTCTCCCAATAGTATATCAACTTCCGCAGGTCTATAGTATTTTTCATTTATAGTAATCATTACCTGTCCTGTCTTCTCATTATACCCAATCTCATTTACTCCACTACCCTCCCATTTTATGTTAAACCCACACATTCCAAATGCTTTCTCTATCATTTCACGCACCGTATGCGTTTCATTTGTCGATAATACATAGTCGTCGGGTGTATCGTGTTGCAGCATTCGCCACATCCCCTCTACATAGTCTTCGGCGTTCCCTAAATCACGCATTGCATCTATATTGCCCATAACAACTCTATCAGTTTCTCCGCGTATTATTTTACCTAATCCTATTGTTATTTTTCTTTCTACAAAATTATGCCCTCTTCTTACTCCACCATGATTAAAGAGGATTCCGTTGCATGCAAACATGCCATAGGCTTCGCGATAATTTTTAACTATCCAGTAAGCATATAATTTTGCTACACCATACGGCGAGCGCGGATAAAATGGCGTGTTTTCATTTTGCGGCGTTTCTTGTACTTTTCCATATAGTTCACTCGTCGATGCCTGGTAAAATCTCGAAATCTTTTCTAGATTATTATTTCTTATCGCTTCTAATAATTTAAGTGTCCCAAATGCATCTGTGTCTGCGGTATATTCTGGCATTTCGAATGATATCTTTACATGTGACTGAGCTGCCAAATTATATATTTCTAGTCGCGTCATACCAGGATACGCATTTTTAATTGAATTAAGTATTTTTTCTAGACACGAACTGTCTGTAATATCCCCATAATGCAGTTTTAAATCTTTGTTATCAAAAATATGACTAATTCGCGATGTATTTATAGTAGATGCTCGGCGTATTAAACCATGAACTATATATTTTTTTGATAGTAGTAGTTCTGCTAAATATGAACCATCTTGTCCTGTTATACCAGTAATAAATGCTATTTTGTTTGTTGCGTTTGTTGCGTTTGTTGCGTTTGTTGCGTTTGTTATGTTTTGTTCTATAAAAGACATCTGTAATGATATTGGGCTGTATACTTTTATATATCTTAAAAAATTATTTTTATATGACTTTTGATATTGTTTTTATATCAAACGTTATATTTGCAATTTATAGTTTACATTTTACATTTTATGTTTTACATTTTATGTTTTACATTTTATGTTTGTATTTCTAAAACGAAGCATCAGATGACGATTTTACTAGTTCCGAGTTTAAAGAACTTTGAACAACATTCGTTTCATTGGGGCGATTTACATGCCTTGTAACACATCGAGTTTCTTTTCCTGCATTAAATGGGGGTATATATATTGGATTATGTGAATATACTTCGGGGCGCGTTTCATCTTTTTTTATAAATAACCCTACTTCATCTAAGAATGTTTCATTTACAGTATTATGTTCACTACTGAAAGTTTCGTTATTATTGGTATTTTCAACATTATTTATATTGGCAACACCACTACTCTGCAAGGGTTCCGGACTATTTAATATATTTTTTTCTTCTACTAGTCTATTTTGTTTTTCCGAAATATCTTTATTTTTTTTTTCAGTTGTTTTTTGTATGAGAAAAAACATACCAACACCGAGAAAAATAAAAACAAAAATTATTAATGGAATTGAATTATTTGCTGTAAATATAGAAGATGGTTTTAAACTTTTCATATATTATATACTATTTGTATTATATAATATAATATAATATATAAAAATTATTACAAAATATCTTAAGAACACAATTTTGTCTCAATAAGCTCAAGAAGTGGACATAAATCTTTTGGGTCGATATTCTCTTTTTCCGTTTCTACTTTTATATGTTTACCTGACTTGCAAAATGACTTATCCACAAGTTCAAACAAAAGGGCATAAATTTTTCGGATCCATTTCTAAATTAAATTCAATCACACTTTTTTCGTTCTTACTATTTCTACTATTTTTAATGTTATTATCAAACTCTTTTGTGTGATTTATGTCGGTACTGTTACATAGTACCGTGTCTACATACTCCACGAAGGAGCATATTTTAATTTCTTTATTGTCATTCCCTATGTGAGCGTGTTCTGCCAGTGCACTTTTGTTCACATCATCTGAATGGGATGGACCGGAAACGGGAAAAGGGATAAAAAAAGCAAAGGTAAGAGCAGGTAAAATAGCAAGTAAGCTAACAGTTTTCAACATCTTTGTTTATATGTATATGTATATGTATATATAATACATAAAATTTTATTTTTAATTATGTTTTAAATATAATTAAAAATAAAAATATCTTCCCCTAAAATACACGAGATGTATAAAAATAAAAATAAAAATAAAACAAAGACGTGAATTTATTATTTGCCATATTTGCCATATTTGCCATATTTGCCATATTTGCCATATTTGCCATATTTGCTGTTTTTATATACCACCATAGCTGTGCAAACTTTGCGTGTATGGGTTGCGTTTAAATGCGTCTAATATATCTGGTTGAATTCTTTCGCAATGAATAGACTGTTGATAAAACTGCGGCATTTTACTTACTTTACCAAATTGCGTCGCAGAAGGGGGCATTCCTCCTAAACCAGAACCAGCACTTGCTCCACCATTCCAAGGGCATTCTTGGTTATCTTTATCGGGTCTTCTAATATTTATATTTGCATTGTTGTTAAATGCGGAAAGATTTCCAGATGGAGTATATTCTTTGCTTACTTTATTTGTATTATTTCGCTGGTTTCGCGCAGCCATTGTAGAACGATATCCTTGATTACTTGAGCCATCACTAGGTCCAAAGTATTCCGGTTCGGTTGTCTGACGTTGTGTATATACTTCTTGTTGTTCAGAAACTAAATAACCCGTACCCTCTGTGAGTGGTGTCACATTCAAGTGGTTAAAGTCGAGCAAACTTTCGGTTGTTTCTTTGATTGTCGTTGGTGCTCTATCTG